GGTGCATATTTTCTCCGCTGTCCAAAATAAAGTATTTATTCTCCGTATTCATCGTAGACCTTTTTTAATTTGCTTATTGTGTCGCGCCAACAAGAACCACAGCTTGAAGACATTTGTACCCTTTGATTAAATACCCTTTGGTAGATTTCGCTTAATATTTTTTGTTGGCTTACTGAAATAGTGTTCTGTCTTTCGCGGTTGTAAAAGTCGTGTAAAAATTCGTATTCGTGTTCGAGTAGGCAGTTAGGCTTTTTGTATGGAAACATTCTATTAAGCTTTGCCTTTCGTTCTTCACATCCGCAGTCTTCGCCTAGTATAAACTTGGCTACCTTCGATATGCCTGAAGCTTCTAACACTTGTTCTACAGAATCGCCTAGTCCTTCTGCTTTCTTTGTTCGTCTTTTTCTTGTCGTTGTTTTTGTTGTTTTTTTTTCCATTATTAATTTATTAGTTCGTATTCCTTGTTTTTGTAGTCGGTGTAATCTTCGCCTACATTTTCTTTAATTCTTTGCTTGCAATGTTTAAGCGTTTGGAATATACTTTTAACGCTTATATTAGTTTCGTTGCTTAATTGCCTTATAGACTTTCCTGAATCCTTGTAAATCTCAAATAGCCGCTTGTCATACCAGTGCCAGGAACAGCTTTCTTCTTTTATTTTGTTTAGGATTGTTAAATAGGCTTCGTGTTTTTGTTCCTCGTCTTCTTCGCTTGTCAAATAGTGTAAGTTTTCAATACTTACTATTTGGTATTTGTCGCGTTCTTTCAGGTAGTCAATGTAAATGTTTCGAATAACAAAGTAGACATAGGATTTATTTACTTTGCCTTTTGTTATTATGTTTTCAGGCTTGCAGTATTTTAGCATTCTTAAATATGCTTCTTGTACTATATCTTCTGCTAAAAATGTTTCGCCAAACTTTCGAACTACTTCAACGTAGTCTTTGTGATGTTCAGCGACTTTTTCTAGCCATTTCATTTATACAAATGTATGATTATTTTTTAAACATTGTATTGACGAGTTTTTAAACAATAAGTTGTTAATTAAAATAATCTTTGTTGTGCAATATGATTGCTAATTCTTTTAATGGATTTATCATAGTATTCTTTGTCAAGTTCACAAGCTGTTAAATCAAAACCGTAATCGTGGCACGCTATTGCTATTGAGCCACTTCCTAAGTGAGTATCAAGTATTTTATCTCCTTGCTTTGCGTATTTGTCAAGAATAAATTTATACAAATCAATAGGCTTTTGTGTTGGGTGTATTTTATCTGTGTGGTTATGTTTATGTATTCCATAATCAAATATTTTAGCAGGAGTTTTTAAACCCATACTTACCCAAGCATATTCAGCACTTGCAAAATTATCTACCGATTGTTGTTTGTTCCAAATAAGAAAATACTCACTTGGTGGCATTATAAAATTATTTGCACCCCATACTATTTGATTTTTACTAACTCTAAATAATTCATTCCAATAATCATCATTAGGTTTTTTATCCCAATCAAGCCCATTTTCTTGAAATCTTTTATCTGAATTAAACCTTGTTTTACCACTTGCTTTTTTAAATCTTTCAATCCCATAAGGGGGGTCAACAATAGCTAAATCAAAATAGTTGTCAGGATAGCGAGCCATTAGCTCCATATTGTCCTCGTTCGTAATTGTTATTTTGTCTGTTAGTTTCATAATTTAAAAAGCCCCTAATATTGTGGGGCTATTCCTTGTTCGTAGAAGTGTCTGCAAACGAATTTGTCTATTTTCTTCAGCGTGCTTAAACTGACATCTTTTTCAAGTAAGAACTTGTCCAGTTGGCTGTGCTGTATTTTTTGGCCTAGCCCTGTTATTTCTTTTACTATTTGATACCTGTTTTTTTCTTTGAGTATTTCCTTTAGCATTCTGCGTAAAGTTGAATCGTCTATGTACATAGTAATCATTTTAAAAAGGCAAGTCGTTAAATCCTTTAGATTCGTGTTTTTCTACTTTAGGCTCTGCTTTGTATGGCTCACTAATCGCAGCGCTCATATATTGCATCCCTTTTTGACTTGTGCGAACCCATAGCGCTATTTCTTTTTCTACGCCGTCTACGTTTATTGTTCCTCTGTAATCAGGATGCGTTTCTTTTTCTTTTTTATTATTCTTAAAGATTGCGCCTGTGTTTTGTTTTTGTTCCATTGTTATTTGTTTTAAATTGTTTCTATTATTTTATTATAGTATTCCCTAGCTAATTCTATTTTTTCTTTTATAGCTTCTATTACAGCTTCGTCTTTTTGTATTTTAAAGACCTTTACGCGCTTTTCTAGTGGAATGTGGTCAAAGTTATGCTTGGCTTCTACATAGTGCCTTATTTCCTCGCTTTCTTCTATTGCGTGTTCTTTCCAGTGAACGCGCCTAATTTCGTCTTCTACGATTTCGCTAGGCGTGTTTGTTAAACAATATACTAGAAGGCTTTCTTCTTTTCCTGTAAGCCAGCAATAGCCCTGTAGTTGGTAGTAGTAATCTTTGTTAGGGATTTCGTCTTCAAAGAAAGGAAAAGTAGTTCCATCAAAACTTGTCTTTATGTCTAATAAAACTTCGTTCGTGTTTACGTCAGGTGTTCCTGTTATGTAATCATTTTGAAAGTGTTCTTCATTCTTGTAAATGAATCCAACGTTTAGAACTTCGTTAGCAAGCGTTATGGAATCTTCTTCGCATTCGTTTCCTTTGTCGGTATAGCGTGAAGACCATTCCTTTTTGATTCCGTATTTATGTTCTAGAACAAGTTCCTGAATATACGATTGTGCTGTTTTAGATAACTGTTCAGTTTTTGAACGCGAAGCAGTCATTAATTTACCTAGGCTTGAACATCTTATTTTCATAATTACGCTTTTTTAATTATTTGCATTTGTTCCGTATCTAGGTCGAACTTTTCTATAAGTTCAGTCATTGGGTAAGAACCTGCTTTAACTGCTTCTAAAGCCTTGTTAAAACGTTCCTTTGTTATTTTGGGCTTGCTATTTTTTACTTGTTCGCCTGCTGCGTCTGTGTCTTTGTCCGTTATTATTCCAAGCGCAGAAGAAAGCGCATACCTACGAAAGTATGTTACACCGCTTCCAAACGATTGAAAAGTGTTCATTCCTTTTAGTTCTACTTCAGGAATTAAAGTGCTGCTTTGTATTTGTTCTCCTGTTTCTACGTGGAAAAGTACAGTAACTAGATAATGGCGTTCTTCGTTGGTGTTTAGTAGTTGTGTGAATCCTAGTCCGTGTTTTTTTAGAAGTGGATTAATTACTTCGAAAATCGCAGGAAGGTCAGCGTAGCTGTAGCCATAACCTTTTGTTCCTTTGTGTATTACAGGTGCTTCTTGCTGAAAAGCCGCAAGCGCTTTAAATAGATTTTTCATAGTGTGAATTTTTAATTTATACAAATATAAATATTATATCCGAATAAACTATAATTCAACAAGTTTTTTTATTGGCAGTATTATTCCTTTGCTTGTATCGAAATCGCCTCCTAAAACATCTTTCTTTGTGTAGAGAAATTTTCTACAAAGTTCTTTTAGTTTTTCTGTTTTGATTAGTACGCAGTGGTCATCGCTTAACCAATAACACCAGTAGTCCGCTTGTGTTGTAGCTAGTCCTGAAGGCTTACCCCTGCTTTCATATTCTATAAAAATGTTTCCTGTTTCAAGCGCTCTAAAATCGCGTTTTACTTCTATTCGTTGCCCTATTAGTTCTGCTAACTGCGTTTCGTAGTTTTGACCTACTTGTAAGTCGTATCTAAAGTCGTTATTGTATTTCAAGGTCTTTAATCTTTTGTTTGTAGGTTGCTATAATTTCTTTTACTTCTTCTATAGTCCATTTCTTTGTTTCGTGAGCTTTGATATGGAGTTCTATTACTTTGTCTGCTCCTATTCTCTTTGCTATTCCTATTTGATAGTTAAGTAAGTTTCCGTGTTTATGTTGGTTGCAGGTTACACATTGTCCGTGTACGTTTTCTTCGTCAAAGGTCGTGTTTTTGTGCGTTGTGCTGTAGTAGTGCCCTGCATCGAATTTAGCGCCTAAAGGCTTTTCACAGCTTACACAGGGTTTGTTCTTGTCGCGTTCCCTTATGTACTTATTGAATACCTGTTGCGCTAATTTCATATAATCGCTCAAGGTCATTAATTCAGCCTTCATTTTCTTCTTTTTGGCTTTCCAATTTTTTTCCTTTGCAGCTTCTACCCAAACACGAACACAAGCTTCTGCCAGGCAGTACTTTTGATTGAAGTGTTTAGCTTCGAATTTTTCCTTACAATTCTTACATCTAGGCATTAATAAAAAGGCGTTTTAGTGTCAATCATTGCTTTGATTCTTTCTTGTTCAATCCATCTTAAAAACTTAAATAGCTTTTTCATTTAAAATAGTTTTGTTTGTTCCGTGTTTTTCTTGTCGTATACATTACAAGCTACTTCAAAAATAGTTTTTCCTGCTTCATAGTCTACCAGGTTTCTAGCCATTTTTATTATATCTTGTTCTCCTTTATATTTTCTAAAATCATATTCGTGAAATTCAGATAATCTTTCAATTTCATTATTTCCCATACAAAGAGAAGCAAAATGTCGTTTACTTAATTTATTAGGTAGGTTAAAATTTGTCCAGTAAATATGCCTATCGCGAATTATACCCTTAATTAATGGGTCATAGTATGGAATAACATTTTCTACTACAAATTTTCCTCTAAACCATTTTTTTAAAACTATTATTTCTTCATAAAGTTTCATATCAGGATATCTTACTTTTCCAGTATTTTTAATTATCATAGAATTAAGTCTGCTATGTGTAGGACAAGGAGGAGAAGTCCAAACAAAATCAAATTCATCAAAATAGTCTAATAAGTATTGGTGTGCATCTGCTACTATTACTTTGTCATTAGGAAATCTTTCCTGGTACAAACGTGCTGCTTCCGGGTCTAGTTCTACAGCTGTTACTTCTATGTCTTGTTTTACTTCGTTCCATTTGTAGCGATTGCCACCTAAACAGGCATATAAGTTTAATACTTTCATAAGTCGCGTGCTTTTAATTCTAGTTCTAAATTTTCTATTTTACGCTTTAGTTCCATATTTACAAGTTCTAATCTAAAGGCGTTTTGCATTGCTGCCCTATATTCCTTTTCCAGTGAAGCGTAAACAAGGCTAATTTCTTGTATTTCGTGTTTTGTTTCGGTCATAGAATCTATTATGTCTTTACGTTCAGGATGCTTTTCTTTTATTTCGTCTAGGCTTAAAGTAACCTTTGTATAGGTGTGGTTTATTAGTACCTGTGTTCTAAATAGTGTGTAGTCTTCCATAGTTATTGTTTAGCATAAATTTTATTATAAATATTTGGCGCAGGATTTTCCTGTTCGTAATATATAAACTTTTCTTTGTCAAACCACAAAACAAGCTGCCCTATTTGACCTACAGAACGCGGTTTAATCTTGTTAAAGTTTACCATTGCTTGATTGTAGCTTAAGTCTTCGCGGTGTACTGTAATCATACATTTACCTGAATTAAACCACTCCGAACCGCCTTTTAAATCGTATGGCGAAGGAACGCTTCTTTTTCCGTTTATTTTTTCGGTTAATTTAGGGTGTATAATTGTGTGTAGGTGCAGGTTATTGTCTTCTGCTATTTGGTTCCTGTAAGGAAGTACCACTTCTAGGTATTGGGCGTATCCGCCGTATTCGTTGTAAGGATGGCTTAAATCTTTCCAAGAATCTATGGAAGCTGTTTCTAGTCCGTGTTTTTGTTTAAGTTCTACAGCATAGTCGTAAAACTGAAAAGGTGTCATTTTAGCCTTTACGTCTTGTTTAGTTAAAATCTTAAAATGCGCTAGTAGCCAATCTATGTTACGGCTTATTTCTTCGTCTTTTATTACGTTAGGCGCTAAAGGATTAAAACTTTTTCCTGTTAGCTTGTGCATTAAGTCGGCTATTATTTCTACGTTGTTTCCTACGTCAGGAAAATAAACTAGATGCTTCCATCCGTAGTATTTAGAAGTGTTTAGCAAGCATTCCATAAGAAGCTGCGTTTTGCCTGACATTGGAAATCCTGTCCAATCTGTGCAGTTCCCTAGTTGCATAGAATAGAATTCGTCTAATCCCTTCCATCCTAAATACTTTCCTTTTTCGTTGTAATTGTCGCGGTGCTTATACATTTTTTGTATTACATCGCCTGCTTCTGTTATTTTAAATCCTTCTAATCCCACGGTGCTTTAAATTTAGTAGTGTTTATTTCTTCGTGTTTTGGTTCGTCTTTTAACCAATTTTTAGCCGTTAAATATAACGATTTGTATTTTTTGTTTTTAGAAAAGTTTTCTATCGAATCCAGTACTCGGTCTATTTGTTGTTTAGAATAGTCTTTGTTTAGCTTAATGTAATCTTCTTCACTTAAAGACAAGTGCGCGAAGCGCCTATATATATTCTTATTATCATTATTATTCTTATTATCATTATCGGGTTTTGTGGGTTTTTCTAAAACCGAGTGGGTTTCTTCGGTTTCTTTGGGTTTCCTAGGTCTGCCTCCTTTCGAACCATTCAATCTATTTCTTTCGCAAGTTTTTTCATAATTTACTAAATCGCGTTGAAATTGATTTTTAAAAGGAAGGAAAGCCATCTTCATAGCAAAGTCTAACTGGGGTTCTTTTCCTTCGTTATAATCTCTTAAAGCCTTAAATAAAATTCCTGCTTGTTCATTAGTTAATTCGTCAAGAACTGACAAACTATCTAAATGTAAAATGAATCCTGTTTTCATCGGTCGTGGTTTTATAGTAAAGGAAGCCGCCAAATACACACACGACCAATGGAATAAATGGCGGTTTATACTTCCTTAAATGATTAAATTTTTGTTGCATTTTGGTCGTGCTACTGCAAATATACTAAATATATTTACCCATAATTAAACGCTCCTGAATTAATTTTAATTCCGTTGTATTGGTGCATCTTAAAACATCGTCTTGAAGGCTTCTAGGTTGTATGTAGCCAGTATCTAAATATTCCCTGTATTCTTTCGTGTTTTTGTCGTAGTTGTAGTCGTTATGTTTTGTAAACAGCTTGTGTTTTTTGATTCCATTTAAAATAGTAGCGTGGTTCTTTCCGAATATTTCTCCTATTTTTTGCAAGGTGTAGCCTTCGGTTCTCAAAGCGTTATACATAAAACTTCGTTTGTCTACTAAATGTCGGTCTCTTTTGTTTTTTGTTAGTCCGTCTTTTTCTATAAATTCTAATATTTTATCTATTTTTTTCATCTTCTATTAATTCTATTTTTGTTATTAATTCCTTCCATTTGTCGAACTTGCTCCTGGCGTGTTCTTTGTCGTAAGCTTCGACTACCTGCCAACAAATATGCGAAGGCGCTTTTTCCGTAGTGCCTAGATAGCACCTGAAATAAATTCTATAAGCTTTCATTCTTTACTTGTTTAGCCTTACAAACTGCAAGGTATAGTTCAAAATTAAAGTGTCCGTCTTTACGCCACCAGTCAATCTGCAGTAATAAATTATTCATTGTAGTAGTATTTATAGTAGTAATGGTCGGATTG